GAAAATGGCTGGTGGTGACCACTCGACCTAAGTGGTAGTGCTTCGGCACGGGTACCATGTCCTTAAAACATGCTCCGGGAAGTTGGCGTGGCCAGTATCCCGACCGTAACAACAAAACACCACGACTCGGGAGAGTGAACTCCTTGTCGTCTCAGCCGGATTTAAAGTCCGCGTCCTACGGCCGCTGTTGCGTCCCTCCGCCCCTACGCCCGGTCCTTCTGTGGACTGGGGGTGGCGCCTATGCCTTCTGTGGCATCCCTGGCATTGACAGTGCCTAAGTACTCTGAGTTTCGAGTACGGGGTCATGGCAGTGGGGTTGCATTACGCATTAAAGTTGTGGAAGGTAGGGTCGCGTGGACGGCGATGAAGGGAAACACTGAGGGACGGCACCGCCTCCTCATAAAAGAATGTGGTGCAGACAAAACAATCACAATGCCGACAAAAGCCGACTCTTGTGATGAAGGGAGGGAGGTGGCTGCGGTCAGAGCTTGCCGCAATTACAAAAAAAAAGCTTCGGCCGTGTTATGGTGCGGGACACGGATTCAAGATCTACCGGCCTACTCTTTTGGGTTTGACCCCGAGCCCTGCCGGCGCTTGCAGCGATTAGTCGCGAAGCGGAAGGCTAGAAAGGAAAGACAAAGGGAAGAAGACCTGTTCTCGTGCTTTCGACGTCTCTTTGAGACGGGCGATTGCGAACAGGCTACACCGTCGTGCTGCGCCCGCGCTGGTGTATACCGAAGGAAGGTGCGTAAGATTGTGAAGCTCTTACGAGTGGATCAAAATTTAAAGACGGTAAATCCGTTACCTAAGACCGTGTCTTGCGGTACCCTCCGTAACTCGGTTCGGTCAATGTACAGTTCTGAGCTTACCCTTGCTCAAGAACTATCCATCAAGACCTCGGCTAAAAGCGAGGCAAAACCTTGCGAGTACTGTGAAGGCCTACAGGAAAGCGGAATGGATAACTGGAAAAGGGAAAGGCAACAACCGGTGGACCTCGATGATCAACATCTTGAGAGGTTCGCAAAGGCGTTCGCGATGAACGTCCCGCGCGGTTGGAACAAAAGAAAGCCCGTTTATGTTCCGAACGGGCACGCGACGTCAAGAAAGACTAGGTGTAAAGGGGGAAATTGGGCAGACACAGAAGTGTCCAACGAGGTCGAGGTCATTCAAGTGACCACCTCGGGCAAGAACAGGACCATCACGCTTTTTGCGGGTGGAAATGTCGCAATTCTGACCCCCCTTCATCATTCCCTATATTCTTTCTTGAAGGGTAGGAACTGGTTATTAACGGGCAGCCCAACCCGTGAACGCCTAGAATATCTACAGGCTGGTTGCCAAGGTTCGGATTGGCTCAGTTTTGACTACAAAGCGGCTACTGACAATATAAAGTCCGCTTATGTACGTCGTGCTGTAGATATTCTAATCAACAAAGGAGAGGGGTTAGATCCGGAAGAAGTCCGGTGCTTGAACATCCTTGCCGAGTTTAGCCTTGGCGATGGGATAGCCGTCGAACGGTGTCAACCAATGGGGAGCCCTATGAGCTTCCCGTTGCTTTGTCTGATCAACAAAACCGTCGTCGATCTAGCCCTCCAGACCCTCCTGGAGTGGGGGAGAATTACCCTCACCGAGTATGCGGGGCATCGCTGTTTGATCAACGGCGATGACCTCCTTACTCGTTCCACGTCGTCTGGAGACTTGGTCGAAGCGATCGTTCGAGAGGGCAATCCGGTTGGCTTAATCGTCAACCAGGAAAAGACAATGAAAGACCCTAGGATTGCGGAGATCAACTCCACAGCCTTCGAGTGCTGCGTGGAACAAAAGAAAACGAATGTGTCCGCTCTTTGGATGAGTCGCGAGGTTAGCGACGTCCTCGGATTTGCGGCGGAGGCCTCAGTTACCCGGAAGGGTTTTTTGGCTCTCGCGACGAATAACTCGTCGAGACTGGCTCGACAGAAAATAAAAACTTGCGCTCGCTTGAGTCATACCCTGAAGGAGACTGTTTTGTCGTCTCCCCCTTTGAAGAGGGCGCTCCTCGCCCGTCCTGACGGGAGAGTGCCAGAGGACTCCAATCTTTTTCCTATCGTGCCCCGGCCTGCAGGGTTCGATTTATCAAGAGAGGAAATTGATTGTGCCATTGCGGAAGAAGTGAAGGAAATTCGAAGGAGTGAAAGGTATTTAGGGACTAAGGCACACAATGCGCGCGTTGCCAGCGTGCGCCGGAGTGTGTCTCCCATCTACCCAGATCCCGGAGAATACAGAGCCGCCAAGAAACGGGGCGGCCTTCTGAAACTTCTTAAGGTAAAGAAACCAGCACGGGATGACATTTTGTCAATCCTCGCCCGGCGTTGGGACCTGAAAAGAAAGGAGGAATTGCTCGCGGCGGAGATGACGGGAGAGACCACACTCGTCCCGGTGTCTGACCTTAGCCGTGTCGGGGCTTGCCTCGACGAAATAAAAGCGTTTAAAG